ACTGACTCTTCAATCGCAGGAAAGATCTTTACTTGCACATTCGTTTCAAGATACTCTGATAAGTCTCTGCTTGACATTTCTTCAATTTTTAAAAAAACAGATTTAGGATTGCATGCAATCTTAGTCATATTATATGAGTTAAAATACAGCTTTGCAGACTTAGATTCAACAATGTACTTACTGTTACACGGATAAATTATTTTTGCAATTCCTGTAACAGGCAATCCTCCGTCTGTGAGAGCGCTTATTTCCCAATTATTCCAAACATCAACTCCTTCAAAAGGAAGATGATTGTCGTTGATATTAAGATATGTTCTATTACTCTGTCTTGGTTCTCTTACAAGAATTGATTTGTCGTATAAAGAAGGAGCGTCAACTCGCTGTCCTAATACCTTACTTACGTTTGTGTTGTCTATCATAAAAATGGTAAAATTGATGCTTTTGCAAACTCTGTTATTGTTGCAACTCGCTCTTCAACTGAGCCTGAAATTACTGTAATTGGTACGAGGTGTTTAGAAATTATTCGATCAAACCATTGTTTAACACCATCATAGAATTCAGCGTTTACTGATCTTTGTCCGTCATTAATTAAAGGCAGTTCAGGCTTAATATAAAAAATTTGTTTATATTTATGTATTGTATTTGTAAACATACTTCGAGTAATGTTGTATGCCTCACATGATATTTGATTCTTTTCGAAGAGATAACTGCTATAAACTAATCCGTCTAATGCGCAACGATCAAGCACTGTATTATTGTCTGTAAGAGCTCTCTCATAGTGTTTTAGCATTATGTTTAGTTGTGTGAGATCTGTTGCTCCCTCATTTATAACAAAACCTGCAGCTTCTAGTGATCTTGTCATACTTGTCATAAAGTCCCAGCCTTTAAATATATCTGATTCTTTTAGAGCATTTACAAGAGTAGTCTTGCCTTGGCTATGCGCGCCACTAATTGCAATTTTAATACTCATTTAATTTGTCCTTTAAAAATTGTACCCATAGGTTTTCAGCGTCTGAATGAAGTGCGTCAATAATGCCATTAAGTTTTAAACCTGCAATATCTACAACACTTGATGTTATGATTTTACCTGAATCTAATTCTGCCGTGCACTCATGAATTGTATTACCTGAAAGACCTAATTTCATTTTAAATGCTTTTTTCTGAGGATCAAGTCCTTTTAACTGAGGGTGCATTATAAGATTAGCAGGATGAAGATTATAAATTGTTCTTTTTTCGCAGACTTCTGCAGGAATAATTCGAAGATATCCGTGCATTGTTACAATTGCTTTTTCCGGAATTGCTGTAATATAACTATCAACTGATGGCTTTCTTGTACTAAAAAGTGTTAATACTTCAGCACAACTTTTTGTAAGAAGAGTATTAATAGTATCCATATCCTCAATGTCTTTATTTGTGAGAACTACATCAGGAATTCTTCCAAGCCTCTTAGAAACATTTGCAATTTCTAGACCAGATTGACTAAACATTGCGACCCAAATCTTTTTATTTATCATTACAAAATCTCCTAAACATATTTGTATTATACATTATATATTCCATTTGCTGCTTATCGAGATCTGCATGTATGAGATCAACAAGCTTCACAGACCATTTTTCATCTAAACCAATTTCACTTGTATATTTTTTTCCTATAATTCCTGCAACAACTGGATTTGATGTATCAACAGATTTAATCCAGTTGAGTGTTTTATATGCTGAAAACTCTCCTGGAATTGCACAGCCGAGAAGGTGATGATCTTTTTCTGTATTGATAACACCGCGTCTCATAAGACGAGAAAGAAGACATTGTCTTCCAAGCGCGTATCTTACCCATTTATTAAATGGTGCATAAAGCCATTTCTGTGGAACTATAAATAATTCATCTGTAATTGCTTCTATTGTTGGCCATTCATTTAAATAAAAGCTGTAATCAAAAGATATTGCAACAATGTCTGCATGCTTATCCATAAACTTATAACACTCAACAATTTCTTCATAAGTTTTTCCTTGAACAACTCCGATCGATTTACCTGGAAGTCCACCCTGAAACTTTTCTTTGAAGTTATAAAAGTTAGAAATTGTAAGATTAAGATCTTCTAGGGCGTCAGGAATAATGTATTCCGTCGGTTTTAGTTTCTTAACCCATGCTCCAAATTCATCTGCATCAAATGGAGTTTCAAGTTCAAACAGGCTATTATCAAGAATAACTTTTCTTCCCATCTTTACTGAGTCTTCGTAAAACTTGTAATATGTAGGATCACTCAGGAGGTGAACTAAACTATAATCGTAATCATTAAACGATCTAGATGTTTCTAGTAAACTAATAGGACACTCATGTGAAATAAGCATCTTAATATTCTACTATCATTGTATTGATTTTCAACTGAATAAATCAGATAAATCAGTTACAGTCTCTTTTCCTATCTGTGGAATATGCCATCCAATTGCATCATAAATTGCCTCAATTGGAGGAACAACAATCTTGCCGAACATCTTATCATAGTCAATTTTTATTGCTGCGAATTCTGTTGGATATTGGCTAATAAACCCAACTGATTCAACTCCATATTGATTTTTTTCCGCATAGAACCACTTAATTTTTTGTCCTGAATTTACAACTTCATATTTGTTTTTAATGCCAAACTTATCAAGAAGTAAATTGTGAGCCAATGCTGCTTTTACATGACCTGGAGTTCGACTTACAAACTTTGTTAATGATGCACCACTTGAAAACTTTGAAATATTATTTACTGCTCTTCTGAAAGATATATCTTCAATTGGCATTCTCTTAAACTCATCGTAAGCCTCTCTAAAAACTTCATTTGTCTTCTTAATATCTTTTGATAGAAGAGCAGTATCAATTGTTTTCTTTAAAAGAGCCTTTACTGGTTTTGGAGTTGTTGAACGAGCTAATTCAACACCGACATACTTAAATTTACTTGTTGATACTCCCTCATCATCTAGAATATGAAGAATATATCTTTTCTTCGTTGTAAATACTCCTACATCAGCAATCGCTTCTCTCTTAAATTCAAATCTCGGATCAATTGAATTGAGTTCTAATTTTGCCCACTCAATTACTCCAGTATTTACAATTTTTCCAATTGCATTAACAATTTTATGTGCTTCTGCAGTGACAACTCCTTGTTCATCAACAAGTTTTATCCCTAATTTATCTAATATAGGCTGGATCGTTATATAACAGCTGTCTGTATCTGAAGCTAATGTAAGCGACTCTTCAACTCCCCACTTCTCCTTTGCAAAATTATCAATAATAATTGCACCTTGTTTTGCAACTGCTTGTCCAGTGAGTGTAACTGATGAAGCGCTATCAATATCGACGAAAGGAGAATGTTTATTTGCGAGCGTTCCGTAAATCGAATTCAAAAATACCTTAACCGCTTGCTGCATATTATCTAATCTTGTAATCTGTGACAATGTTTCCTCATCTTTTTTCTTCGTCTTTTTAAGATCATTCATTTTATTTCTCACTGCAATGCGCTCTTTATAGAGGCCGTCAATTAGTAAAGGACAAACACCCTTGTATTTTTGAGTGTATAATACTCCTGCCTTTGATACTGAAATATTTTCATTTTTAATGAATGTTTTAAAGTTTTTAACTTTAACTGTTGCAAGCTTTCCATTGACAAGCTTGATTTGAATCTCATCATCCTTATCAATATCTCCTGTTACAATTTTACCCATTTTTGTTTCTGCAGAAATATTCAAAGTAATAATTGTATTTGGGTACAGCGAATTAACGTCAAAACTTACAATTGAATCTTTAATTCCTTTTTCAGGTTCTCTTACATATCCTCCTGCAAATGTTTCAACATCATGTTCTGTTTTAAATGTTGGAATTACTAATCCCATTTTATTAGCTTGTAAGGCCATCGCTCCTGTAACAATTGAAACTTTTCCAAGTGCTGCTTCAAAATTTGTACATCCTTTATATGCAAGAAGTCTTACAATACTCAAATATTTTAGTTTGTCATCCAGTCTCTTCAACAGAGTTACGTCCTGAATATTGTAATCAACAAATGTGTCCCAGTCATTATCTGCTAGGGCCGCGAGTCCTACTGCATTAAACGCAAGCTTACCTTCATCTAGCTCATACTCTGCAATATAATTTAAGGAATATGATTCTCTACTCCCTTTAGAAAAAGCTTTATATACATCAAGATAATCTAAACAGCTAATTCCTCCAATAATCCATCTACCAGAATCTTGTCCGAATCTATTATGAGTCTCTCTGTAATAAAGATTACCAACTGGTGACAACTGATTAATGAATTCTTCACTGAAAAGTTTTTTTGCTCTATTAATAATATACGGAATATCAAACTGCTCTGAGTTCCAACCACATAAAATATCGGGAGGATCAGCTTTCCAAAAACGCATAAACTTCTCAAATAATTCTCCTTCATCTTTGCATTTATGGTATCTAACGTTTGGAAGCTTTGGAGTGTAATTCTTTACAAGGCCCCATGTGTCATATTCATCTGTAAGA